TTTTCCAAGTAGTTGTAGATTACATATCTGTTTATAGACGTACTACTTGCTGAACAGTAGAACCACCAGACTTCACCAAACTGCTCGTTAGTCCCACCAAAGACTTGTTGAGATTGAGAGTAGTTGAAGTCACTGAACACGTACTGGCGGACATCACAATCCAAAGACTGCACTCGGCCATCGTACAGATAGAACTTCTCGTTACCCATCCAGTAGGTAACGCCCGCAGCATTGCCCCACGCTCGATCACTGATGATGGAAATACTATCAGCAAGCAGTTGTGACCCCCATACGATTGGAGGGCCAAGGTACTGAAGGGAGTACAAAGCAGTATCTGTCCACACCAAAATTTCTTGGCGTACTTGAGCTACAGCCTCAATGGCTGATCCATGAGATAGACGAAGACTGCCCGCTTGGTTGGTAGCTGCTGGTGTCCAGTTAGCTGCGTTTTCCTGCTCAGACCACCGGATAAGCATGGTGTCTTGAGTGGACGATCCGTAGTCGTTGCAACCAAAGGCAAGCACAAACCTTGAGGCATCCGACACCATCAGCAAAGATTGCACTGTCGGAACATCAGACGCCCCCGGCAAAGACGTCAGAGCCACCCCGCGAGTTGTCAGCCCGGCACTTGGATCCCAGTAGTACATCGGCCCGTCTTTAGGGCCAAAAATCAAATCCTCACCAAAGTTGTAGTGGTTCCATACACGAAGGGACGTTGTTGATGATTGACCAACGCCCCATCCACCAAGTCCCCAGCCGCCACCACCCCAGCCGCTTACGGTGTTTTGCAGCACATCACCAGTGTTGATCTGGTACGCCGCAGAAACAGATGCGCCGCCGTAAGTTCCAGCAAGAATAGCTGAGCCAGTTGAGATGGTGTACGTGTCTGTCGTTAAAACTGTCACTTGGAACTCAGCGTTGAACGTGCTGGCGTAAGTTCCAGTTGCTCCGCTGTAGGTTACATAGTCCCCAGTAACCGCCCCATGAGCGACATCAGTAACTGTAACCGTCGTGGTTCCGTTGCCAACAAACGGGTTATTCAGGGTAGCGGTTTCCCTGATTGGGGTAACGTCGTTGTACATTCCCCCGTTAGCTAGGGCGATGTAGTATTTGAGGTTCGTTCCAAGCCCGACATACCTCGCACCACCTAGAGATGACCACGCCCACAGTGAACGGCAAATTCCTAGAAACTGATTGTTCAGTACCTGCTGCCAGCCACCAATTTTTTCAGGCGTGCCCTGGCGAAACCGCACCTTGTCGCAGGAAAACCAGCGGCCTTCGTTGGTGTAGCGTGAATTTTCACGGTTGACACCGGGCGCGGGAAGGAATTTTTTCAGAGGCATTGCATCATTCCAGCAGCGCAATCTCTGCGGCTCTGCGTTTTACCAATCCGGGCAGTACACGCCCGCCACCACGCACCCATAGGGCCAATTGTTCTTTGGCACCTTCCCAGTCAAGCGCACGCAGTTTGCGCCGCAGGGTGGAGGTCTGTAGTCTACCCGTCCCGAGGTTGTACGTGAAGTCCGCAATAGCGCAGAACGCCCGCCAGTTTCCGTTGGTTACGCTCCACGCAAAAAGCTCCGGGCACTGCCGCATCACAGCCGAAGCACACACCCGGCGCAGTTCGTCCATGAGCCAAGCGTCAGCCGTCTCTCGCGTAATGGGCGGATGCTCCATCGTGACTTTGGAGCCATCAGGCTTGTAGACCGTGCCCCACCCAATGGTGGGATAGCCTGCTGGGCAGATGTAGGGATAGATCAGTCCGTCCTTTCCAAGACGGTGCAACCCCTCAAACTGCTTGCACAGCGCAACGGCTACGTCGAGGTTCACGCAAGACCCCTTTGCTTCAAGGCGCGATCAAGGAACCAAAAGTTAATCGTTCCCGCAACCAATGCTGAGAAGTCAGGCGACATAGCGGTCTTGAACACTTCCACTGGCGGCATGCCTTGCAGCCAAGCATTCCACGCAAACCAGATATGCACAAACGACCAGATGAACAGAATCCAGTAGGTCACCACCGGACGCACCGATGCGCTGAGGGACGCTACCCAGCCGCCTGCAACTTTGACCATCTCGGTCTGCTGATCTAGCGCAGACTTAAATGCATCCAGCACGCCCGTGTCTACGGCCATCCCATGCTGAGCGCCAATCTCTTGCAACTTCTGAGCGCCGCGCAGTTGCTCCAGTTGGCACTGCTGCTCAAACATTTTGAGTTCGTGCTGACGCTCATTCTTGCGGTCAAAGAACTTCAGCACTTCCGGGGCAAGGCGGAACAAGCCCCCAAAGATAGACCCGAGAAGGCCCCCGCCGAGGATGTCAAGCATGTTGTTCCTTAAATGTGATCCCCGCTGGGGTCATAGGGGTCGATCAACGGCTCAAACCAAGCAGCCAGTCGTTGACGCCAGCCTGAGCCTGTGCGGTTGTGGCGCTTGAGCCTTGCGGTCACAGTTGTCTCTCGGGGGATTTCCAAGAACAGCACGGTCATCAGCGTGACGTTGACCAGCACATCCAGCGCGTAGCCCACCAGCAGCACCGGATAACCGAACACCTTGGAGAGGGTACCGAGCTTGCCCATGTCGCGCACGCGCTTCAGGTTCATCACGGCAAGGTAGAAGATCCACAGGCCGTAGCTGGCCGCGAACACGAGTGCGATGAGCGTGATCATACTTGCTCCAGAGCGGCCACGCGGGCGCGGAGGGATTGGATTTCCTTGATGAGCATCGGGACCAGCTTGGAGTAGTCCACCGCCATCATTTCGTCAGGGTCTGCCGGGGCATGGACTGCCTCGGGCGCGACGGCCACAAGTTCCTGCGCGATGAATCCGTAACGCTGGTGCGTCTCATCGCTGATCCAATCGAAGCTGCGGACCTTGATGCTGTCGATCAGTGCGGCGGCATCAGGCGCGTCAACGATGTTGGTCTTGAGGCGCTGGTCGGAGGTGGTGTTGTAGAGAACGGCGGTGGTTCCGCTTTGGGTGATAGAGCCAATCGTGCCACCGTTAAAACCAAAGTACGCATAGAACGATCCGCTGGCATCTGTATTTAGATGGTTCTGCCCAAAATATCCAGCGGCGTCCGAATAAAAGCCTCTTGAGTTCAGGTTTCCAGAAGAGGTTTGACCTCGTAAGAGGTTGCCGGAACTATCCAAAGTCATAGTATTCGTGAAGCTGATGGCGCCCCCTGCGGTGCCTGAGGGGGCGCTGAACCAGCGATGGTTGCCGCCAAGCTGTTCGTATCTAGCGGGCGCTTGGCCAGTTACTTGGTAGTACCACGTTGTGTTGCTTCGATATGCAACACTATTCAAGTTGACGCCGTAATCGTAGCCACTGGAGATAGAACCCCAGTTGACTTGGTAGGATTTGTCCCCTACCCAAGCACTCGGCGTCACCCCCAGGCCGAGGTTGCCAGAGGAGTCGAGGCGCATCGTTTCAGCGCCGTTGTTGCTCCACGCCAGCGTGTTGGCCGCAGGGGACCACATGCCTGTATCCGCGTCACCACTAATTGCGACAGAAGGAAGCGCCGCAGATCCTGACGTAAACAAGAAGTAGTTCTCCGCCACCACTACGTTCGTGCCGTCGCACCGCAGTGTCATGGAAGCCCCGTTGGGAACCGAGATCCCCGTGCCAGAAGTTCTGACCGTCTGAGCAAACCCCGTGTTGTTGGTCACAAAGTACAGCTTGCTGACCGAAGGGACAATGACTGCGTACGAAGCTCCCGGAGTCCCGCCAAGCACGAGGAACATGGCCCGTGACTGATCCGATGCGCCGTTGGCTGTGGTCAGCGTGAAATTTGCCGCCGTCATCGTGATGCTGGAGGTTCCCGCAATGGAAGCGTCTACCAGCGCCGTCAGGCCGGTGTTGACCTCCGTGCCCCAGGTTCCCGGAAACTCTCCAGTGCTAGGCTGAACCAGTCGAAGGCTTGTGGTGTATGAAGGCATTTGAACCTCAGTTAGTTGCTGGTATCCACATCAACCCAGGCAGTGGGGTCGGCGGTGTTCACATCGTCCCAGACAGTAGCGGGATCATCGCCTACCGCTTGCCAAAGGTCAAGCGTTGTGTTATTGACTGCGGGCCACAACGTGGCCGGAGCGGCTGGGGTATTTTGCCATGTCTGCCCCGGCGACGAGGGCGCTGGTTGCCACCCACTTGACTGTGCGGTTCCCACTGGTGTCCACCCACTAGGCTGTGCTGTAGCAACAGGGCTCCATGTGGCACTAGGAACCGTTGAAACCGCTTGCCACACAGGAGTCTGCGCGTCGGGAATAACCTGCCAGCCAGCGCCCTGTTGGTCTGTGATGTCCTGCCAGTCTGGGCTCTGCGTATCAACAATGACTTGCCACCGCAGCCGAGCAAAAAACGCATCAAGCGCGCTTACCTGCTCTATCAAGTCTGCAAGGAACAGACGGCCTGCCGTGTAAAGATCTTCTGCTTGTGTAGCTTCGGAAACATCGGCGTACATGACCGCAATGTTTGTTACGACATCTTGCGCCGTGCCTATTTCCACTATGGTGGAGAGCAGAACAACCGAGGTAGCAACCGTATCTAGCGCAGTTGCGTTTTCGTTGCTGGAAGCTGCAAGACTTCTTGTTGCGCTGACCGCGTCTGCCGCTGCTGCTGTCTCGCTTACGGTGTTCGTGAATATCTGCCCTTGATTGACAGAATCAAGCGCCGTGGCCGTTTCAGAAACCGCAGTAATGAACGTCTGAGCAGAACTGGCACTATCCAGAGCAGTTGCGGTTTCTGAAGTGATCGCACCAAATACGGCGCTTGCGGACACTAAATCCAATGCAGTGACGTTCTCTGCAATGGAACTACCAAATGTGAGTCTAGCGGCGGATGCGTCTA